GATGAAGCTCAGATCATCAGGGAATACCAAGAAGGAAAGTCAGCATCGCAGCTAGCGAAGCAGCATAATACGACAGCTGCAACTATCATAAAGCTCCTAAAGCGCAATGGCATCGAAACACGAGGACTCAGCGCAGCACATCAAGCAGCGAATCGAGCAAACAATAGAATAGATGAAGCTCCGCATAGATCTGACCTAATAGAACTGTCGGAAGCCACGAGAAAGCAATTCTTCGACAAGATTCCAGAAGGCTGTAGACTTAGAGCTTGCACCATCGAGCGCTTAGGTCTTATGGATGAGTTTCTCGAGCTTACTAAGGACTATGATGGTGACTTCATCTACAAGATGCGATGCTTGCAATCTGGGCATGACAACAAATGCGTCGAGTGCGGAGCAGAAACAACATGGTCAGCACTGTGGCGATGGAATCGCTATTGCGAGACTTGCCATCCACAGAACAAGAATAAGAAGCTCGATAAGGATGCTATACGAGCATACTTCGATAAGCATGGATGGGATGCGGCAGTAGAGCATTTCAGCATCAACGAGCATTCGATGAATCGCTGTGGTATCAGACGGATTGATGAGCAAGACCGTATCTACAAGATGATTGCAGCTGACTACGAGTCAGGGATGACCATTGCTGAATGCGCTAGGAAGCATCAGACCACACTAGAGCATTGTCGAGCAGCGATGAAGAAGAACGGCGTCGAAACTCGTAGCAGACTCGAGCGAGCAAAGTATGCTAAGAGACCACATAAGGGCAAGCCAGCTCACAATCGCAAGCAATTCGATGAAGCTCAGATTATCCAGGAATACCAGGAAGGGCAGTCAGCGCTACAGCTGTCGAAGAAATACGATACGACACCAGCAACTATCCTAAACCTCCTAGAGCGCAATAGCATCAAAACACGAGGATATAGCAAAGCACAGAAGGACTCGAGGAAGGTCAATAATTGGGCTCCTGTTGCGCAGCCTCGAAAGGTAATGTGGCAGGATAATCTATGCGATGAATATAAGCAGCATGGGATATCTTGGCTTGCAAGCAAATACAAATGTCATGAATGGACTGTTAGAGAAGAGCTATTCCGCCGCGGATGCTATAAGAAGCGAGATAGAACTACAGAGCCAGAGAAGCAATGCTTAGCCATGCTTCCAGAAAGCCTAGAAATCAAGCAGCATGATCGGACTATCCTTAATGGAAAGGAGATCGATATCTTCATCCCGAGTCATAACCTTGCTATCGAGATAAACGGATTGTATTGGCACTCGACTGACCAGCCTAAGACTGACAAGAGACACCTCGAGAAATTCAACGAATGCAGAGCCAAAGGAATCAAGCTCCTGCAACTGACCGATGCTGATATCTTAGGAAGACCGAAGCTTATCAGGTCGATGCTATCAGCCAAGCTAGGATTAAACGAGCGCATATATGCTCGAAAATGTGCTATCACCGAGATTCCCATCCGCGAAGCGAACAAGCTATTCGATCAGTGGCACTACCAGGGGCAGACTACCAATTCTGCCAAGGTACTAGCGCTTATCCATCAGAATGAAGTCGTAGCCATGCTTGCATATAGAATACAGCAAGACAAGATCATCATCGATCGCTACGCATCGAAGCTCGATACCACGGTTGTTGGAGGATACTCGAAGCTCGAGAAATGCCTTCCAAATCTGAGGAAAGAGACATTCAGCCTCGGTCTGATTAGCGACGGGAGCTTGTATGCTAGCAGCGGCTATCATACACCAGGATATGCTACCAGCCCTGAGTTCTACATTACTGATGGAGCTAGACTGATGAATCGCCAGCATTTCATGAAACACAAGCTCCAAGCCAAGTTCGGAGCAGGATTCGACCCTGATAAGACTGAATGGGAGAATGTGGTAGCTAATGGACTTCATCTGTACTTCGGTGCTGGCATAACAAAATGGATAAAGGAACCAGAATAAAAGAAAGCCCAGCGTGATGCTGGGCTTTTCCAATGGTATCGAAGCCTGATACAGAATCAGAACTTGACGCCGAATTTGCGATAGTAGATGTTCTTGCCCTGGGTAGCTTCTGTGAGCGGATTGGCCACGATTGCGTAGCGTGATTTATAGCCAATCACATTGTGCATAGTAGCCGGGTCTACCGCGCGTGCCGGTTGCAGCTCGATATACGGTGCATAGAACAGACCAGCATCGTATTGGTCGACACCCTTGTATCCGCATACGAGACCGTCGTGGTACAAATATGGATCAACGTATACTTGCATACGACCGATATTACCGACATAGGTAGTACCAGCCAGGTCGACATCGAGCTGCATCTCAGCTTGCAGAGCAGGAGCATAGTCGAGGATACCAGCCATTTGCAATGCGCTTGCAACGTCAGCAGAGCAGATCATGCGGTTGCCACGACCACGGAGAGTGTCGAGGGCAATCTTGTTAGCTTCGCGATTGACTTGGAAGAGCAAGCCCTTGAAGCGCTCAGCAGACCAGCGACCGTCAGAATCCTGACGCAGGTTGAATACACCGGGAGTGGTAGCGCCCTGTGCACCCAGGATAGCGATGTTGTAGATCGTACGAACAATCTCTTGGTTCTTTTCTACGAGGATTTCTTGAGCCAGGATATTGCTCAGCTCAACCTCGGCAGATACGCCGTGGAGTGCTTGCCAGTCTTGTTGCAGCTCCATAGAGAAGATGGATTTCAGCTGACGAGTCTTAGCGACGGCAGTAACCTTCTCGACCGTTGCAGTCATCGTATTCCATGCGTTATCAGTCTCAGCAGTAGCAGTGACTTGACCGGAGCCGATTTCAGAATCAGTCAGGTCAGAGGCAGCGAACGGGTTTTTGCTGCCATCGTGATAGCTGTCGTCGTTCTTGGTCTTGTCACCGCTGAAGTTAGCCTTGACTTTGGTGAAGAGAGCTTCGTCGCCGGTAGCGCTGGTGTAGCGAGCTTTGCGAGCGAAGATCAATCCCGTCGGCATAGTCAGCGCTTGCACGCCGCAGATGTCGTTAGCAATCAAGCGTGGCATAGAGCGGCGGAGCATGGAGATGATAACCGGGTCGAAGCCAGCTACGTTGGGAGTCAGCGTAGCATCTTCTTGCAGCAAGGAAGACTTAGGAGCAACGCCTTCTTTGAGCATGTTCTCAAATACCTGAGCGAGGTTGCGCTTGCGAGCGCGATCTTTGATCTCGCCAAAGTCCTTGTTCTCGATCAGCGGTTTGTACTTCTCGACCAGCTGGTCTTGGAAGCCCATCGTATCTTTCAGTTGTTGTTCAGACATTAGATTTTCCTTCAATGTTTAAGAAATCGGTTAGTATTAAGCGAAGCGCTTCATAGCTTCGACCAGACTGTTCATATTGATGCCTTTGGATTCGTCAGCAGTCTTGGACTTATCGTCCGTCTTGTCGTCATCCTTTTTATCAGCATCATCTTCTTTGGTGTCTTCTTTCATCGCTTTCTTCTGCTCGGCGATGAGGGCATCAGCTACGCTCTTGAACTCGTCTAGCGTTTTCGGTGCGGTGTACTTGAGCAGGTTCAGGACCTTGTCCTTGCCCATATCGCTGATCTGGCTTTCGTTCAGAGCTTGGATCAGATAAGCGGAGCACTTCTGCTCTTCGATCTGGGCTTTGAGAGTCTTGTTCTCTTCTTCAAGAGCTTCGACATTTGCTTTCTCCTGTACTCGCTCATCGAGATACTCGACTTCGATGCCGTACTGAGCAAAAGATGAGCGCAGGCCCTCGACCAGCTGCTCCATCTGCTCGTAGCGCTTAGCATTGATGAAGGTCTGCTGGTTTTCGGTGATGAATTCATCCACCGCAGTCTTGACGCCTTCTTCAAGCGCAGCCTTCTCAGAAATCAGCTTAGCAGCTACGATTTCGTCGATGCTAGCTTTCTGCTCTTCGAGCTGCTCTTTGACCTTGGCATCGATGCCTTCCAGCATGACCGCAGTCAGAGACTGCACCAGAGCTTCGTCGAGCTGATGCTCGGTAGCGACCTTCTTGATTGCTTCTTCGATATTCATTATTTGGTTTCCTCAATGCGAATATTTGAATTTATTTATCTACTTAATAAGTTTCAGGATATCTTGCATGGCTTGGAGCAGGTTCTTCGCGTTCTTGTTGACGATAGACTTGACATCTTCTTCAACCAGAATGCCATCCTTATAGACCCATTGCTTGTTCTCCATGATAGCCTGCACGAAAGCATCCGGAGCGGAAGGGTCAGTAACCACATCCGCTGCGGTCAAGAGCTGGAAGTCGGGCTGCACCACAGCAACGCCATTCTTGTTGACAGTCGAGCCAGTAGCTCTCGTGCTGACTGCCATCTGTACGCCTTCGCGGAGCAATCCAGCTAAGATATTGCCCATCGGCACAGTCTCGAGCACTCGTGCCTTGCCCATGTAGGTAGAGCCTTCTCTTTTGAGAGATACGATCTTGATCGCTGCTCTTTCCGGATTAACATAGGGATTGCCCGGATGATTGAGCTCGCCGAGTGCGCGACTAGTCTGCACCATGCTCGTGTTGTATGCTTCGATCTTCGGTGCGATGTACTCTGATGGATAGATGCGCTTGTTACCATTAACCACATCCATCTGGATGAATGGCCCGCTGATGTGCAGTTTCTTATCCGCGCCTTCTTCGATGATCTGTACTGCACCATCATCGATGCGCTCGCATAGCAGATTCATTTCAGTCCCATCGCCTTGCGGAATCGCCGCGCTTTACGAGTCTTGCGCAGAGTCTTGATCTTGAGTGCATTGCCCTGTGCTCGCTTGGTGATTACCATCTTGCGCTTCGCCATGCGCTTGGTAGCAAGCTCCGCTCCGCTAATCTTGATGCAGGCCTTGCCGTCCCATTTGAAGCCGGGCTTGCATTGCATCTTGATACGGCGCTTGCCCTTGCTGTTGACCTTGATGCGACGACGGACTTCATCGAGCCCATCATCGTTGCCTTCGTCTTCGTAGTCGTAATCGAACTCGACGATATCGGAAGCAAACAGGTAAGCAATCACGCAGTAGCCACCATCTTCGTACTCGATGATCTCGTACTCTTCAACACCATCGATATCATCAAGAGCATCAGCGAAGGCCTCGGCATCTTCTTGCTCTGAGAAATCGCAGGAGAAGATGCCATCTTCGTATTCGGTTTCGATAGCATGATTCTGCGTAGCAGCATCGAGCACCAATCCAGCAGCGCCAAGGTCATCAGTACTGAGCTCTTGCGATTCGACGACATCATCAACCTCGCCCATGCGCTGCAATAGAACCTCGCGCGCTAGCAGCTTCAGCTTGCTGTCGAATCCTGCTACATCACTCGTCAGTGTAGTCATTAGGATTATCCTCTTTTTCGTTTGAAATCTGTTCGCGCAGCTCGTTAATCTGCTCATCGCTGAACTGCATGATATGGCGCAATGCCCATTCTTTGCTTACGTACTGGTCTGTCAGAGAATCAATCTGCGCGAGCGTACTTATGCGGTTATTTAGAATTTCTGATTGTTTTAATTGAACAAATTGATTATCTTCAGCATAGACCCATGCGATATCTCGCTGGATATCCTTCCATTCTGCTGTGGTAATGATGCCGCGCAGCTCGAGCTCGGTGCGCAGCACATCTTCGATCAGACCGCTGAATCGATTACGAAGAGATTGTATGAATTTCAGGAAGCGATACTCGTCGCGGTTGATCTCCGTCAGTCTCGATGCAGAGAAGGGATTGTTAGCATTCTCATCAAACCGGCTACGAGGCACATTGAGCGATGAATAGAAGGTGTTGCGGCAGTATTCGACATCAGCGGTCTCGCCTACATTGGTGCCCTCATCAAGCATCGACACCTCTGTGGAGCGTCCATTAGCACCACGAGGCAACCAGATATCCTCGAGCATCGAGATGACCTGGCGCTTATCAACCACAGCACCTGATTCGTTGTCATAGACCATCTTGTTCTTGAACTTCATCATCAGGTCACGGAGATACTGCTCGCCTTTAGCCTTGGGCATCTGAGCCACATCAACATAGAATACTCTTCGAGCTGGACTACGAACAACACGATAGATGACCATGCTATCCTCCATCATCTTCATGTTGTTGTATGGGATGATAGCCTTGGATAGATGACCGATGATGTAGCCATGCGACGGGTGAATCAGACCAGAGTCAGCATAAGCAATCGACTGCTCGGGGAATATGACTAGACTTGTTGGCATCGCTGCATTGGCTTTGAAGCCCCAGAGCTCATCAAGCTGCTTGTTGTCTCGGATGAATAGGTACTTAACTTCTTCCTTGCTGATATCAACCAGACCGTACTCATCAGCATGCGTATTGCGAATGCGGCGGATCTGCAATGGCTCGATGACTCGCAGCTTCATGATGTGCTTCTTGTCCTTGGATAGCACCTTATGGATGAACAGCCGACCATCGACATACCACTTGCGGAAGAGCCATGCTCCTCGTGCATCGAAGTCGAATAGGTCGTGATAGACATACTCGTAAGCATCGAGTATCTTCGCTTGCAGAGCAGCTGATAGCTTGCTAGTCTCCTGGAACTCGAGATTGATAGCCTTCTGCCCTTGCGTGATGTTGAAGGACTCGTTGACTATCTCCTGCAATGCCATATCAACCTCAGCATTCATAGCGAGGCGACGATACTGCTCGATAGCAGCCTTCTCTCCATCAGGAAGAGATGCGAGGAAGAAATCATAGTTGCTCAGGCCGCCAGGAGCATTGGCATAGTAGTCAGCAATATCGACAGAGCCATCGTGGTCTCTTACGGTGATGCTGTCTTTGGCGACTCCCTTGTCTTGCTCGGAGCCGAAGAAGAGTTTCGAGAGGAATGACATAATTTAGTTTCTCTTATCGTGGGATTTTGAAATATTTATTATTCGATCAAAGAAATGGTGCTCGGTGAAGAGCGCCATTTGCGAGTCAGAAGGTGATATCAGGATATCGAGAATGATTCATCTGATGGTGACCAGTACAGCTTCCTGTGGGTGCCCTCCTCGTTCTCAAGGTCAGCAATCCAAGTCTTGCCTCCAAATGTATGGGTAACTCGGAATGTACCGAGATTTCGCTTGTACGCATCTTCGAAGCGTGCGTCTTTTGACTGATTACCATACAAGGCAGCAAAGACTGCCTTTTGCTCAGCATCGCTAGCTCTTCCTGGTCTGATGGTAATCAGGGATTGAGTGCCCTCATCAAGCGTGATATTATCAACGGCTTCTTGGAGGATGTTTTTGATGTTGATTGTCATTAGATGGTCCTTTGTGTTTGTTCAGAATGTGATCATGCTCGCTGCCGGGAACCAGAACAGGTTCTTGCTGAAGCCCTTTTCGTTCTTGAGCTTAGCAACCAGAGTCTTGTCCTTGGTGGCGATGTCGTAGATATCGATAGGCAGGATGCTAGTCACGCGAAACTCGCCAAGGTGCGGCATAGCTTCATCAACGAAAACGATATTCTTGACGTTGCTGGTATGCAGAGCCAAGAAGAGCGCTTTCAGGTCAATACCGCCGATGTAGCCAGACTTGATAGATACTACTTCGTTTTTGATGCCCTCGTCGAGCTGCTTGTCTTCAGCCAGAGGCTTGTTAGCTGCTCGCTCGGCTTGCTTGGCTCGTACCTTATCATCGATAGCAATGAGCCACGCCTCGCCAGAATCGACGATCTTCGCTTGCCATTCCTTAAACGTGCGCTTAGCAGCGGTGTAGGTTGTAGCATAGATAAGACCATCAGCTTTCGAGCTGAATCGAGACGCGCTTTCATAGTCGAGCGGCTTCTGGAAGGCAAAGATAACGTAGCCCTCGATACCTGTCTTAGACTTAGCAACAACGATAGCAGCATGGAAGCCCTGATATCCCGGAGCTCCGACACGATTGCGAATCTTGTAGATCAGGTCATTAGCATCAGCATATTCGATCTTGCTGACCTTCGAGTTCGGCGTGAGCATAGACTTGCCAGCTGCATTGTCTTGCAGTGCTCGCTTGACTGCTGTTTGTGCCTGGCTGGGCAGTACAGTCAGATTGCCCAGGTCTTCGTCGAGCGTGATATTGTCGACAGCCTCTTGGAGCATTTGTTTGATGTTGATTGTCATTCGTGTTTCCCCTTCTAGGTTCGGTACTTGTCAGCCTTACTATGCTGACGGATGATGTTTTGCCATTCGGCTGGACTAACCTTCGCCTTCGAAGCATATCGATAGAGCTCGAATCGATGCGTAGCCCTGTTGTAGAACAGATCGAGGTCGAAGCGATAGGCACGATGACCGCCAGACCTCATATCCTTCCGCTCGAAGCGTGCTATGCGAATCGCTTGATGCTCGGGCTTCGCTCTTTCGATTCCCACCGTATCAACTTCAGCAGCAACCCGATAGCCATCGATATCGAGCAGCACAAAGCCCTGCAAGATGCTCATGTTCGATGCTCGCATGATCTTGTCGATGATGCTTTCGTCAGCTGGGCTATCGAGTCTGATATCGATAGGGTCGAGTGTTAGAGCTTCCGAGATGATACGATAGATGTTCATTGATTCCTATTTCGTGTTGTGCGGTCGCATCATTATAGAAAATCGTGCTGCGAGTCGCAACCGATTAGCTTTCAGCTCCAGCGAGACCAGCACGCTTCCAGTTCTGCACAGCAAGCGTAACCTGCATCTCAGCAATCTGGTTGGTCTGGTCGTAGCCAAGATTGATCTCGCCAACGCTAGTCGGCCAGGTGCCTTCGAGAATGTAGGTGCGAACGGTATTGCCTTCAGCATCGAGCAGATGCACCTCAGCATTAGCCATGTAGCTGCTCGGATTGCCCCATCCAGGAATCGCTACGTTGCTAGCATGACCATTCATGTTATCAGACCAGACTTCGAAAGCATCGCGGCTGGCGAAATCAACATCCAGAAGCACGCTGATGTTCCAGTCGTCGAATTCGCGGTCGCCAGCGAGCTTGATCTGTCTTCCCATATAAGGAGCGATAGCTGTGCCTACTCTAGATGCTGGAACAGATGCAGCCTTGCAGGTGAAGCTCACCTTCAGCGCAGTCTGTGCTCCACCAACCTCGGACGGGAAGGAAAGGATTACCTTGTAACGAGACGGTCGAAGACCGCCACCTTGAAAGTTAGCAATGAAGGAGCTAACATCAACCTGGTTTTGAGCCATAGTATACCTCAGTCAGTATGAAAATTATTGATATTATTTATCAGCACAATAGGTTTAGTAAATTTGATTTTTCTCCTCGATAAAGCTAAAATGCGCTGGAATTTTAAGCAAAGGAGAATCATGCTCTACCACATATACGTCACTGCTAAGCTAACGAAGGGCTACATCCCACGCTACGCATACTGCATCATGGATGCTGACGGCGAGACGATCACCGAGCAATCACAATGCGATGCTCATCAGACTGTGCCTAGGATGCTCATTCGCTCGTGCGTTGATAGCATCAATAGCATCGAAAGCCCGAGCGATATTATCATACATCACTCATCGCTCTATCTTCACGAAAGCTGCATGAAGCTGAAGCGCTGGCAACGTGATCAGTGGTATAATGTACCAGGGCGTCGCCCAGTCGATAACCAAGACTTATGGAAGCAGTTCGTTAGCGCTACCAGCCGTCATCTTTCGGTAAGCATCAAGCGCGATGCTCCTGCTGAAATCCTCACCTATCTTTCTAATCCATTAGGAGTCCAACGTGGCAAAAACATTCCGCCCTGCGTATAGACGCATCGTTAACTACTACGGCAGCGATATCATGCTGCCGCTCAACTGCATGGCTATCGCTGCTGACCGCAGCGGACGAGTCTATGCTTTCGAGTATACGCCCGAGTACAATGAGCATCTGAATCACTGGGAGAGCCGAGATACCAAAGCCTACTACCTAGGCAAGTTCGATAAGCCGCTGACCAAAGAAGAAGCTCTTGCATCGCTATGGATTGCTAACGAGTTTCATTTCGATGGCTTCGAGCTTGCTCAAGATATCGAGCAGATCGAAGAAGGCAGAATCATCGCCATCAATGGTATCGAGATTACCGTGCCGGTCGACGTAGTCTATGTCGCTGCTGATATCGATGGTCAGGTACATGCCTTCACCGATAGCAACATCATGCTCTATGGAGACGATGTTACATGGCGAGGCGATGATGGCTTCAAGATGCTGCTTGGTCGATGCGATGCGCCCAAGGATGCTGATGAGGTCTACGATAGTGCGAAAGAAGTCGTTAGCGACATGGAGCTCTGATGCGATTCTTTTCCGAGCAAGATCTGTTCTTAGCTTTCTTCGCTGGCTGCTTCGTCGGCATGCTGCTTTCATTCTTTCTGAGAGGATAACATCATGAAACTTGATACTCACCGCTTCGTCTGCGCTTACCTGGATAACCACATCATCCAGATTCCATTCGGCTTCAACTTCATGACTATCGATAAGGATGGTACAGTCAAGGCTCACAAAGAAAAGCCCATGTGCAGTCTGGGAGGCTACTGGGGCTCTGATGATGCTTACATCATCGGCACCGCTCACTGCTCGTACGAGGAGAGCGAACGGAACAGCAAGCATTACTATCAGAAGCGCATTATTGGTAGTAATGCGCTTCTGATACCAGACCATCATCGATATGTTGCTCGGGATGATGATGGCGATATCTGGTCATTCAGCGAAGAGCCGAAACTGCTTGCTGGCAAGTGGCAACCAGCCGAAGGCACGGATTGCATCGAGTACATCACCGACGAGTTCATCAACGAACCACAGCTCAAAGAAATCCAAGGAGATGAGGCATGAAGCTCACGATAGTCAGCTGCTCCGATGCTGACTTGAAAACCGTCGATTTCATGGGATACGAGATACGCATCCCAAGCAACCATCACTACATCCATGCTATGCGCCACCGAGTGTATAGCATGGAAGAAAAGCCAGATTATCTTAGCCATCCTGGTAAGGTATTCCTGATTGGCGCACACGAGCCAAGCTGCGGTGTTGATATCTCCGATACGATATTCCGAGTTGAGGAGGTTGCTTGATGAAAGCAGAATACATCAAGGTCACCATCGAGGGCGAAACCTACAAGGTCAAGAGCAATCATCAATGGGCTGCTTTCGACGGTGATAGCTGCCTTTGGAGCTTTGCTACATGCCCATCTTACAATGATAACCTGAATTTCTGGATTTCCGACGATGGCGACTTTGACCTGCTCTCCTTCTCTACATGTAGGTTCTCTGGGCTATACAAGATCATCGAGCAGCCTGATGGCAGCTATGAAGGTCAGCTCGAGCGTCGGTTCTGAGGAGAAGAATGATGATTGAAATCATTCTTGGATGTATCGCTGTTTTGTTTGCGTGCGTTCTGTTTATGTTTGTACTGATTATCCGCAGCATCAGCAGACAAGAAGATGCAATCGAAGAGCGAAAGAGCAATCTTCAGAAGAGGATGGATGCGAAGATGGATGCTATCTATCCTCCAGGTTACCTTCCTGGTATCGACCCAGAACCCGAGCCACCGCAGCTAAAAATGCGAAAATCGTGGTAAGCAGAAAGCCCATCAGATGATGGGCTTTCTTATGGTCCGTCCGGGCTTTTATTGAAATACAGCGCTCATTTTGATTTCTTTAGTTTTTTGTTTGCTCATAATTCAGTTAGGCTGGTGTCCCATCCGTCTGTATTGATAGTATAGCCAACTTTCCGAGCCTGTCCGGTTTCGATTGCATCTAAGCGCCACACGCCTTCATCTTTGTACAGTCTAGGCTCTTCGCTATAGACCCAGATATCACCGTTCTTGTTGGTAGCGATGTATCTAGCCCATTCAGCCCAAGCAGGAATCGGTCCGGTGATGTGATCTGGGTCTGGCTCGAGAAGCATCCATAAGCACTGCTCCAAATCTTCGCTCAGTCTGGGATTGGGCTGATGCTTGAGGATGTAGTCGACAGTATCGGTATTGTATGCCCAGTCTGGAACGAGAGCTTCGATACCGTCGACATCCATGCAGCGATGGTGGAGCAGCAATAGCACATCGGTTATCCATCTGCAATCTTGTACCTTCGCTACTGTCGATAAGCATTCTTCTCTTGCTTGACTTCTGTAGAATGGAAGAGCATCTCCTTTGGACTCGATATCCTGCTCGCTTTTCGGTTCTTCCTCATACACCTTGACGTAGCCCCGTCTGTTGATAGCTATGTACTCAGCATCGCTTGGTGCTGGTATGATACTGCCGTAATAGAGCACCGGAATGGTGGTGGCTATTATAGTGGTGGGTTTCATGTGGGTTTCTCCTGGTTTTGATTAGGTCTAGGATTATAATAGATTTTCATCGAAAAAATCAATCAAAATTTGTAAAGCCTTATTTTCATTATAAAATTTCGGACAAATTTTGATACTCGGATTTTACTATCTTATTGAAATCATTGAAGAAAATCAAAACCAGCAAATCTCGCATGGTGAGAGGTATCAACCCTGGGGTCTGCTTAGAAACAGGCTGATTCTCGCGGTCTGATTTTTTGTGCTCAAAAAAGAAAGCCCATCGCATCTCGATGGGCTTTAATCGTATCGCTTCACCACTATTGCAATGCCTTCATCTTCTCGCTTCTCGATGCTAGCTTGTTGCTTGCGTTGTTAGCGAGTATAGCACTCGTAGTCTTCTTCTTGCTCTCAGCAAATGCCATATTGCTATCAGCATCCTCGACATCGAAGTATCGTTGCTGCTCCTGATTAACACCAATCGGAAAGCGCATCTTGTTATTCTTGTTAGCGTAGCGGTTCTTGATCTGCTTGATGAGCACCTGGTCGATAGCATCGAGTTCCTCTGTACGCATCATGCTGATGAGCATATCTGCTGTAGCAGCAATGCTGAACGAATCCGCGATATCTGTCATCTCAACATCGGTAGAAGAAAAGCCGCCGCGGTTGAGCTGAACCGCGCTCCATACAGCTACATCGTGCTTCATAGCAAGGGCTCGAAGCTCTTCCGCTACGCATTTGAGATAGCCATAGGAATTGGTATTCTTCAGGCTCACACGATGGCTAGCACAGATGCCGATGTAGTCAACAAATACCACATCAAACTTGATATTCTTCTTGATTTGTAGCTCATGCATCACACGCTCGATGTGCATCGATGATGCTTCGCCAGATGGAAACTCCTTGAAGCGAAGTCGACCATAGCTCTTCTGTCTGATGGACTCGATTCTGTTCAAGAAATCATCCTTGCTGACGCGATCGATATCATCCATGTCGATGCCCATAATATTAGCATCGACACGGCGAGCAATCAGCTTCTCCTGCATCTCAAGCGTAACGTAGAGCACGTTGAATCCAGCCTTGATATAGCCAGCGGCAAGATGGCACATGAAGCCCGTCTTGCCGCAGTTGACGCCAGCCATGACGATATTGAGGCTCTTGCGAGCCACGCCCTTATCTGCTGTGATAGCATTCAGAGCAGCGATATCGAACGGAATGGTCGACTCGGGATTGTGATAAAACTCCCATCTCTCAGCAGCATCATCAGCCCAGTCATGACCAATGCTGGTATCGAAGCTGATACTAATAGCAGCTTCGAGCATCGCTGGAATGGCGGATTCTTTTACAGTGTTATTGCTCTTATCATAGACATCGATAGCTGTAGCTATGACATTGAACGATGCTCGCTCGCGACACCATTGCTCGCCCAGGTCAGTCAGATAGTCATCAGTCATGCCGTTGCAGATAGCAGCATCGAATATGGTCTCGACTTGTGTGTTATCGGGGCACTCGAGCTGGACAGCTGCTTTGTTCGGCATGACCTCGTATTTCTTCCAGTGCTTGTCTATAGCTTCGAATATGTCGGCTCGCTCGCTATCCTGGAAGAAATCACGCTGCACGAAGGGCATCGCTAGCATGGCGAAGTTTGGTTTCGCTAGCATCGCTGCTAGCATGATGACCTCTCTATCCATCACTGAGCCATGCTGCCTTTCATCATATGATCGATGCTTGCAAACATGTCATATTGCAGGTTAGGATGTGACTTGAAGCGAATGGGATTGATATCAAGCGAGCCGCGGCGGTTGAAGAACATATACACCGAGCAGTAGTTATCGATGCTGTGTAGCTTGTGGTAGAGCATATCAGCACAGAGCTCGTGGAACTCGTTGTGCTCTCGGTACGATACCAGTTCTTTCAGAAGAGAATCAGCTTTGAATCGTCCCTGGATATCGACTGTAGCTGTGTCTTTCTGCTTCGTGTGACGGCAGCGGCTGCGGAAAGCATTGAAGCGATAGAGCTCGTTAGCAACGGCTTTCTTGACATGATCGTGCTCGCGATTGTACTCGAATCCCGATACATCGAGACTATCGAGATCCCACAGAGGAGAGCCGATACAATCGACTTCCTCAGCATCGAAGAATGCTACCTGAACATCGCTCTTGGTAGAATCAGACAAGCATTGCTTCAGAGTCTCAATGTAGTGATCTTTCGACTTCATGGTTGCCATATCGAAGCTGTTGAAGAAGAGCTTCATGCTCTTGCTCTCGATCATCATCGGACTGTTAGCATCGATGATGATCTTGACGATGCCAGCTTGTGGCTTTCCTGACGGAAGCAGGAACGATGCTTCCCAGCAATGCCAGATATCGAGTCCGGGAAGCTCGATAGGCACGCCATTGGCTTCGCGGAGGAGATGGCGAGGGATAGGATTGAGCAGGCTTGCATCCCACTCCGTGCTGTATACCGCATAGCTGGTGCTATCGCCGAGGCTGCGGCGGACGATTTCGGTTATCTGATCGTTTTTGTTCATTGTGGGGCTCCGATGATTAGTGTTGATTAGAAGAACTTGTCGAGAGTATTCGCAACTCGTGGTACGCGCTTCGATGGCAATCGCGAGATGATATCGTTGCGCAGTTTCAGCGCATCATTATAGCTTGTTACTCGGCTGAATGCTAGGGCAGGATGGTTGCGCTTGCTCTTGCTGTTGATGATATCAACGAACTGCGAGCATAAGACCTTCGTCTGCCACAGGCACGATAGCACGATGAACAGGCGAGCAGCATGGCGCTCTGGTGCTGGTGCATTATCATTGGAATTAGCACCGAGGATTAGCTTCCCATACTGCATCCGGCTATCGAGAATGAAGTCGAGCAGCTTCTGCTTGTTGGCTCCTGTGTGGCTACTGATGAATGGGAACAGCTCATCGTAGCAAGTCTTGATTGCTTCTGCGCATTTGTGTCTTTCTGTCAGACTGTGCTTTCCTGTATAGTCGAGAAAGATGCCGTGCATCCATGCAAGCGAAAGGCTACTGCTATCGAACGAGATGGTGATGTCTTTATCGATCAGTCCGCTATTGAGGAAAGCTAGCAGCGGTGTCAGTCTCGATGCTGAGCCGATACCCAGCAAGTGGACTCGCTTGTATCGATGATTTGTTAGCTCCTGGATGCGATTGAACGCAAGGAGCATGTCAACTGACTCGAGCACGCCAACTCCCATACAGGTATCTGCCATTGCAAAGCCCGCGAGGCGATCTTTGTTCTCGATATGCTGCAACCCGACATCAGCCCATCGGACCATATCATCGATACTGTTGCCCTGGATGATGTGGAAGATCTTTGCTCGTGCATCGTGGTCTTCGAAGAACTTAGCTTGCGCGTTGATGTTCTGTGCTGTTGCAATCGACGAGCTATCAATCAGAGCGGGATTGATGTAGCGATCGTTAGCATTCGAGCGCGGATTGCTACCAATCGTAACGGCAGGAATTTCGTCGAAGCAGAAAGCGAAATCAGCATCTTGCTGGTACTCGTAGACCTTCGCTTTGTCTTCTTCTGTTACGGTCTTGTTCTTGTGCTTACCCAGAGTCACCATCTGCAAGCCACCGCTATCAGCGAAGATATTGTCCATGTGGAGTCTTTCGTGCTCGTTGTAGAATGCGATTTCTTCCTTCTCCGTGTATGCGTTGTAGAGCTGCGAGATCTGGAAGGGCAAGCCCATGATCTCCGAGCATTCGTTTCTGAGGATATCGATATACGCACACAGAGCATCCATATGAGGCTTAACCGGAGCTTCGGGTCGTGTCATCCATGGGATGCTCTTGGCTAGACCCATCATGCGACCAGCAGAAAACACCATTTCTAGTTTCATCGCGTTCAGACTCCAATTTTGTTGTTCCACAGCAGATTGTGGAGGCGATGGGTGAAGCGGTAGCCATGAGCCATAGCAAACTCAGCAATCTCGGTGGCGCTATCATTTACCCGATGCTTATTCGGCCCCTCGGGCATCAGATAGATAGCATCCATGAAATCGTAGAGCTTCGCTACCTCGAGGAATTCCTGCTTGGCTGCATCGTGATTCGCTACGACGAATTTTCCCAGGAGCATGACTCTGTCGTGTACCTTGTACGTGCGAACCTTATCAGGCTTGATAGCACGTGATGCTGGCTCGCCGCTGGTATGCAAGAGCTTCGGGCTACAAGAGAAAAGAAGATTGAAACGGTCGGATGCGATCAATTCTTTCAATGGCTGATATACGTTCATCGTGCCGTTCGTCTCGATAGTGATATTAGGTCGAGCATCAGGATATCGTGCGAGTAGGGCGGTGATGATTTCCACCATGGCATCCTGGTTGAACTTGAGCATCGGCTCGCCTCCGGTGAAAATGATATGGACCTTACCAGATGCAATAGCATCGAGCTGTGGTATCTGGTCGAGCAGCTCATCAGCTTCGTACTCGGTTTGCATATCCTTGAACTTGGCAGCCCATGAGTAGACGCTATCGCATCCGTATTGGTAGATCTCCTGAGGCAGGTCCTTGATGGATTCGATCTTGCTGATGTCGATATCTTTCCAGGGCTGAACCCAGGTCGATTTGTCAGCAGGATCTTTCTGGCCGAAGCCCTGGCATTGTAAGCTGCAACCGAAGAAGCGGATAAAGTAGGATGGCACTCCGCTGTAGATGCCCTCGCCTTGGAGCGAGTAGAAGTGTTCTGAAATCTTCATATTGTGAGGTCTTTCTCGAGAGTGGATTGATGGTGTATGAATAAAAATACCCGCATAGTGTAGCGGGTATCGCAGGTCAAATCAATTTAGTTTAATCAATTAACGGCTTTTGAAAAGCAAATGGAACGAGATTCCACCGCAGGGCTATGAAGCTACCGAAGTCGATGACTATAGCAGATTTGCTGAACGAAAGCTCCTCCATCAGCAAATCTGCTACTACCTCATGCCACGACTCGTTCTGCCGCCAGCTAACCAGAGATTCGTAGAGACTGATCGTCTCGAGCTTATCACGAGCACCGATATACACGCTCGCATTCTGCTTGGCTCGGAAAGCATGGAAGCAGATCAGAGCCTCGCCATGCTCGTCGAAGCCGGTGCGACCAGATTGCAGCTTGAAATCGTCATGCGGGAACGGAATGGAATCGAGCGAGTAGAATTTCGAGGAATCGAAGAACTTCTGAGGTTCGTCGAAGAGCTTGACTATCGAGTCGACTCGTAGCAGCTTATCGATGTCTTCTTTGACCTGACGGATGAATAGCTGATTGGCTTCATCCTTGGCTCGACCCATACGAGCCATCGTATAGGAATCGAGGTATCGAGCAACGCTATCCTTCTCGAGGATTTCTTCGGAGTCTGATGGGATAGCAATGGTAACCCATCCAGCTACCGGAGCTCCGCTATCGAGCAGATAAGAGATACGATGATAATGGACATCAAAGCCCTTCAGCTTGAGGCTTGACTTGTAGCGAGGCATCGGAAGCAGCTCGATGGGCTGCGGCTCGGTTGGCTTGATTGCTATCGATGCTTGTGCAAGCTGATAGAGCAGATTCACCGGCTCTTCTTGTAGCTCAACATCGTCAATAGTATCAACATCAGCCTCGGGACGGAAATCGTCAAGGATGACTTCTTTCTTTGGTTTCTTTGCCATATTAAGCTCCATGTTTGGTGAGGAAAAGAGACTTGTCGATCACATCAATCTGCCATACCACGTTGCGCTCGATGGTCTTAGCATACATGCCCTGGTGGAAGCAGCAGACTGATGTAATATTGTAGTACGGGCCATCGCCTTCTCCCTCGCATTTGAGGTAGAAGACTCCATTGACCAGATTGATGAAGCTGCTTCCTCTCTGGAATGCAGCATTGGTTTCGTCGATGATGTTATAGCTGCTACCTTCAAAGCACCCGACAATCGCACAGTCTTCCATAGCATTGAGGGCATCATCAAGACTGACGATACTCTTGTCATCCCATTTGAAGGCGATGGTGCCGTCCTTGACTCCCGTTAGAGATATCACAGGAGCCGAATGCTGGTTGATCAGCGCGTAGGCTACCTCGGCGGTAGCAGCTAAGAACATCACGTTGTGGTTATTTCGCGTAGGGAATTGGATCTATGATATTTACTGCTTTGAAGGCATCGAGCCGCTCGATGCACGATGGGCAGTTACCGCAGCTGACATCAAGATCGGGATTGTAGCAGGTCAGCGTATGCTCGAGCATCTTGACTGCTTCATCCTCTCCATATGCTGCTACGAGTGCTTCGATCTCCTGTGCCTTGCTCATGCTAGCAAACGGAGCAACGATGCGTATCTGATGTTCCCGGTTCTGGCTGATGACTGCATTCATCGCTTCGATGAATGATGGGGTGCAATCCCAGTAGCCATAGTGGTCTTGCTGCTGTGCTCCGATGATGATCTGCTCAGCCCCGATACTCTCAGCATAGCTCGATGCCATCGAGAGAAGAATCATATTGCGGAAGGGCACGTAGGTCACCGGCTGCTGTTCTTTGTTTGCATCCTCGGGCATCACAATATCTGTTCCCATGATGTTAGCTGATATCGTCTTAGCGATATCACCGAGCACGCTCAGGTCAAGGATGCGATGCGGGATATTGTAGAGCTCGCAGGTCTCGCCAGCCTTGACGAGCTCGATAGATTGCTTCTGCTTGTAGTAGAAAGAGAGAGCATGGCATTCATGCTCCCGACGCATCAGATGCAGGGCAATGGTAGAATCCATGCCTCCCGATAGGATAACGACGGTTTTCATGATAGAAACTCCGATAGGTCATTTTTGATAGATGATTCGACTTTCGTCGTGTAGTAGCTGATCTTGTAGCCAGGCTGATTGAGCTTGTTTCGCTTCGATGGCTTCGTATACTCAACCATGCCATCGTTGATCTTCGTTATTCCCATACCAAGCAGAACCTCAGCAGTAGCGCGATATGCTACGTTGCCGATGTACTTGTAGGGCTTGCTGTAGTCAGCTATCGATGCAAGACCAAATGCCATGCTACCATCGATAGCAAGCAACCTCCATGCAATGAGCTCATCACCAGCAAAAACGCCCAGAGCAACGTATCCGGGCTTACCGTGGCAGAAGTCTAGCATCTTCAGATAGTTGTTGCTCAGCAGCATCTGGAAGACTTCCGGGTCTGCTTTCTTTCTTGCGAGCCACGCATCATGCAATGCTCGAGCAGCGGGATAATCTTCATTAGCAAGAATGCGACAGCTGACATTATATTGCTTGCAAAGCCTGATAGCAAGCCGCGCCTCGTAAGCATCTCCATAAGCCTTGAAATCATCGAGTCTATCGAGCTCCATCACATACTCGTTCTTCTTCGATGAGCCTGGTAGCTTCTGCTCGGAATAAACCACGCCATCGATCTGGCTCAGGTCTAGCTTATCGGGATGCTCGATATAGTGAGCAGTCTGGCGGGTCAATTGAATAGAGAAGCCATAGGGCTTCTCCACGAGTGGTCTCTGATGCTCAGCAATCTGGACGATGCGTGATAAGATATGATACTGGTTCATCGGTTCACAATCGCCATCAATTCAGCACGAACCTCGGGCTTCTCGAATTCACCGGATAGATGGCTCGAGATGGTATAGCTGTTTGCATCTTCCACGCCTCGGGTCAGCACGCAGAAATGCTGGGCTTTCATGACGACTGCTACATCATCGGTCTCGAGAATGAACTTGAGGCTCTCAGCAATCTGCTTGGTCAGGCGCTCCTGAATCTGCGGTCTGCGGCTGAAGAACTCCGCTACGCGATTGAGCTTCGAAAGCCCGAGTACCTTGTCCTTGGGAATGTAAGCAATCCAGCATCCAAGCTCGCTCGGATTATGGCTGGTGCCGAAATAGACCCAGTGGTGCTCACAGTTATGTGCGCAAATTCCAGAAACGAAGTAATTGTGCGTGCCTTCGACTTCCATATTCCATACATCTTCTCGATGCTCAGCAGGCTTGACATCGACCACTCGGCAAACGTGCGGGTCATCCGCTGGGAGGAGGCTGGGATAGGTATCGCCGAAGAACTTAGCCATAGTGGCGAATGCGTCGCCTGCATTCAGGTCCTCAGCAGCTACCCATCCGCGATTGAGCGTGCGGAAGCGATGCTCGGGCGTGCAGAAGATCGGACCATTATCAGTCAGCAGTTCGACCAGCTCAGCATTCTCTCGAGTGCAATGCGGGTTGGTGACCTGTGCTAGCTTGACTTTGTTCGTAGATTCATCAAGCGTGTAGACCCAATCGCCATCCTTGAGCTGCGAGATGGGAACCGATCCGCTTGCAGTATTGACATGGGTGGATGCTGCCATGCAAAGAGATTGGATGCTTACGCGCTCAACGAGCAGGTCATGATACTTCGCCTTGTTCTCGACTGCGGTGATCTTCGGGAAATTGTCGTAGTCCAAGCCCCAGCAGGTTTCGTAGAGGTACATCTTGGCGACGCGCTTGGGCGTATCTTGCAAGCTATCATCGGTCAAGTCAAGGTGCATGTTCTCCATGATTTTGGTGAACGATGTTTCAAGCCGTGCTTGCCGCACTTTGTAGGTCGATGGGCTCGTTGGTGCCATCGGAGTCTCGCATCCCAGACTGACCAGATGGTCGTGGATTTTCTTGCCGAGCTCGGGATTGCATTTGGATTTATCAAGTGCCATGGGTAGTTCTCCTTATTGCAGATGTTCTTTCAGATTGCTGAAGGCTTCAGGATTGCCAGCTGCACGCAGTACCTCGAGCAGAGCAATCTTCTGAATTTCGGTGAAGTCGATACGGAGCATCGATTCCACGATTGTGGCGTCGTCTTTCTCGATAGCAAGCTCGAGTGCTCGCACGTACAGCATCGTATGCGGGTCTTTGTTCAGAAGCAAGCTCAGCCCATCGTTATACAGCTTCTCGACTTCAGGAAAGAACAGATCTCCCGGACGATAAGCATTGTTTGCGATAGCGTAGACTGGCGTATCCGTAGTCGCATTCGCATACTTGGTGATGACGATTTTCTTGTCAGCTTTCGTGATAACGGTGACAGTCTTGCTGTCGTATCGCGTAGCCTCTTTGACTTCTAGGTTGGTAGTCATATTGGTTCTCGTAGGTTGGAGTGGGTTAAGAGTTGGGATTGCTCGGGAGTTGACCCTTACATTTACTGCTGCGGTCATCGCATGACCCAGACATTATCGTCGGTGTCGTTTACGTAGGTAGTCAGCACACCATCGATGAATAGATCAATTTCAATCGCACAGTGAGAAATCAGATGCAGCGTGTCTGGTGATGATGGGACCGTGAGTATCGAGTTGCTAGCTTCGACTCGTTTTGTGACTGGTGCAGCGAATTCAAATTTCTTGCGTCCGATCTGGCTCAGAGGCTTGCCAACAGTCAGAACCGCACGGCAGTAGTCACTACGCGTGTAGTCGAGCCATTCATCATCTTCGCCAGCAGCGAAGGATTCTACGAGCTCGAGTTCTCTAAGCTCCTCGTGCATCTCTGATGGGCGATAGGCTCGAGCATACCCGCTCTTGTATGGGCTGTATAGCTTGCCATCGTGCTCGAGGAACTTGCCATGCTCAATGGCTCCTTCGAGTTCGCTCTTTGCTTTCAGCGTTGTTTCAAACGTCATATTTCACCTTTTCTTGGTTTTGATTTTATATGGAGTGAGTGCCCACATTCTGCCGTTTTGCTCTTTGACTGCGCAGTAGTGGATGCTATCATGCTCCCAATGGACTTCGATGCTGGTCTTAGCCATCTCGGGCGTGATGCCTCCCTCGTAGTCGATTCGGCAGTCGAAGGATTTCCATACGAAGCCACTGTGGTTACCTACGCGCTCAACGAGTGTCTTCGTGTTGATGCGCTCTACGCCTTGTGGAAGGACTTGAATCTTCATTTTGATGTGCTCGTATTGCATTTGATGGAGTGCATTATATGCGGGTTCGAGGTTCAAATCAAGCTCGAGATGCAGATTTTCTAGAAAATCTTAAGGTTTCATTGATATCAAATGTAATTTTTCATGCGATTTCATCATGAAATGAGCAGATTTTGATGGAAAATCCGATGAATGCGGTTTTGTAGAAATGCAACGAGCGCAGTCCAAGCTAGGTAAGAGTACACCCCAAAAGAAATTTGGACGGCTCTCGTTGCATCGAAATCTTCGAGAAATCCGGATTTCCTTAACAAAGTCAATACCTTACATGAAATTTTCGAGGCTTCGAACCTCCTCAAGAATACCATAATAAACATCAATAAAATCAATGGCTTACAAATACGGAATAATTTGAAATTACCAGATTTGCACCATATCGATAAATTACCAGCATCAAGCAAAACTCTCGAGAGATGCAAGCATGAAACCAAATTTCACTATGGGCTCGTTCGTCTGGTGGATCGGACGAGTTGAAGATATCATGGACCCGCTACAGATAGGAAGGCTCAAGGTCAAGATCTATGGCTACTACGATGATATCGACAAAGACAAGCTACCATGGGCATCTGTTGTCGGACCGATACAGTCATCATCATTCGAGGAGAATGGATATAGCCCCACCGGATGCCGTGTCGGCTCTACGGTAATGGGATTCTTCATGGATGGAGACGATGCTCAGGTTCCTGTCGTGACTGGCACGCTCTATGGCATCAATGACCTGTTTCCCGGTGCTGTCGAGAAGAAGAATGGCAAGCATCACAAGGACAAGAAGAAGATGTGGGGTGCAGGACCATACAAGCATCCTGCCACGAAGTTCGCTGCTCGCTATCCCGATAACCACACCATCTCGGGTCATAGCGGCACGCAGTTTGAGATGGATAATACAGCTGGCGAGGAGCGCATTGCTTTCCAGCATCCCAAAGGACACTGGATAGAGATGAACAAGGATGAAATCATCATCCACAGCGATAAAGACTGGTGGCTTGGTATCAAGCAGAACCAGACTACCATAGTCAAGCAGAACAGCGATAAATACGTAGGACAGAACCTCACGCTGATTGTCGATGGCGACGTCAATATCAAGGTCAAGGGCAACTGGTCTCAAGAAGTCCAGGGCAACTACGAGCTCAAAATTGGTGGCTCTCGAGACATCAAGGTCGGTGGCTCGACCTCTGAGAAATCCTCGGGCACCCACGATATCAAAGCCTCGATAATCAACCTCAACTAACTGGAGAATCCCATGCCAAGTGCAACTACTTCTGATTATCTCACCAATGCCCGAATGAAGCGATTGCTCAAGGGCGAAGACTTCACAGCACCGACAACTCTCTACATTGCATTGTACACGACTGTACCGCAGCTCAATGGAACTGGTGGCACCGAGGTGTCTCGTGCTGGTACATCGTACTCTCGTGTTGCTGTGCGGCAGAATACCGGATGGCAAGGACCGAGCGGCTCGAACCAGGAATGGAGCAATACGCAGGATATCGTATTCGCTGTGCCGACTGGCAACTGGGGCCGCATTGCTGGTGCTGGTATTCTCGATGCTGAGACTGATGGTAACCTGCTATGGGTCTTGCACATGTCTAGTCCCAAGCAAGTCGAGAATGGCGATGGTGCGCCGAAGATTCCTGCTGGCGCACTCAAGATATCTCGTGCGGTCTGCTGATTCGAGATATCTTCTTAAAAATGGCTATCTTCGGATAGCCATTTTTATTGGCTCGTCGCTACTGATATGGCTTCTGCTTGGATGCTGGTGGATGTTTGGTAGCGAATGTATGCAGTCGAAGCCCTAGAGCAAAGCCATAAATCCGCAGTTCAAGTAGCAAAAGTATGCTGTTTGATATCATGATATGAGATGAAAAGCGATTATCGCTACTAAATCATTGTTCCGCATCGGGTCTCAAGCCATTTCCTTAGCGACTTTATGGCTTGTGGCTTCCATGAAAATGCCATGCTCATGCTTTCCAAGTAGCGATATTCGCTAAAAAGCCCATCCTAATACGATGGGCTTCGTATCATCGAGCGAGTCGTTACAACGAACACGCACCAGATGCGCATCCGCGAGCATCGCCTTCGTCTTGCTTGCTCGTACGACTGTTCAGGTAGTACCGAGTCTTGACACCGAGGCTATTCATGCGGAAGAAATCCGATAGCAGCTTGCGAGCTTCGATGCGTTCTGCTCCTACCACGTTTATCCACAGGTCAGCACTAATAGCTTGGTCGGTGAACTTCTGCATCAGAGCATAGCAGTCGATCATATCGTTGCTCGGGATGTCCCATGCTGACTGATAGTTCAAGTCTTCGCTATCAGGAACCACGTAGCTCAGTGACTTGGTGCCATTGGTTTTGAGCAGGAACGTGTTGCGTGCTGGATAGAGTCCATTGGTCGTGCCAGAGCTGATCGAGCTCGATTCTGCGGGCATATGAGCAACCAGCACGCTATTACGAATACCGCCATTCTCCCTGATCTTCTCTCGGAGTAATTCCCAGTCTTGCTTCAGCTCGAAGTGGATGCCGTTGTTGGCGAATTTCTCCTTCAGAGCTTCGTAGTCGTCGATCGGGAGCCAGCCATCAGTCCATTTGGTCCTGTTAATCCACTTCGCGTTGCCTTTCTCCTTACCCAGCATCAGGCTTGCTTCGAGCAGATAGTAGTAGTGCTTCTCCGCAAGATCGTGGATGGCTTGCTTGCCCGTCTGGTAGTCCAGATTGCGCTTAGCTAGGTAATGTGCAAGACCAACGATACCGACACCAGCGGAGAGCCTTGCTCTTGCTGTGCGTGTTGCAGCCGGGAATGGGAACTGTGTCTGATGGATAGCAGCGTCGATAGCACGCAGAGACAGGAATGCGCACTTGCGATAATCCTCATCATCTTCGATGTTATCGACGTTGATGCCAGCGATAGCACACATAGCAATCTCGCCATCGATGTCGTGGTATTCTTGCTCTTCGTAGAGTTCTCGTACATCTTTGAAGGCATCGGTCGGAAGCGTGATCTCCGCGCAGTTATGGACGACGATACCATTAGCCAAGAAGCTATGCTCCTCGTCTACAGTCAGGTCGTATACGGGCATTGCTTCATCCAGCATGAGGACTCGGAAGGTAATGGTCAGCGAAGTCGAGTCTTCTCCATCAACCAGCACATCATCTTCTTTCAGATGCTGGGCTTGCACCCATCCGCGGTTCTTGGTCAGAATCTTGTGCTCGGGAGTGCACTGGACTTTCTTGCCGTTGTAGGTAACCTCGAGCATCTCGAATGCTGTTCCGGTCTTGGCTGCCATCGTGCATAGCTTCCATACGCGCTCGCCAGCAGCATTGATAGTCTGAACCTCGAAGTCTGCGGTATGGAAGATCTTGACGAAGTTAGCAATCTCAAGCTCCATCTCCTTATGGGTATCTTCGGTACGCACGCGGATGACCGTATCGGGAGCAACGCAGAGGTTCGTCATCCGAATCTGTTCTTTGAATGGCGTGTGGCGATTGGCTTCAGTCAGATTGAGCAGATAGTGACGGCCGGTTTCGACTGCTTCCGATAATGCTTGCAGGAGGATTTCTCGAGCATCGAGCTCTTCTTCGTATCGTCCTTCTTCTACTGCTTTCTCGTACAGGCGAGCAAACATCGCGTCATCAGCATCATACAGAGCCTTGTAGATCTCCGGGCATTTCTTGTAGTCGAAGGTATGATACTTCTCTCCCTTAGCAGCCTTCTTGATGAAGAACGTGTTGTATGCCATGCAGTAGTCGAGCATCCGGTTACCACGAGCGATGGGAGTCATGGGATTCTTCAGAGCCTGAATCATCTTGATTTCTGGGTCATATACCGTGTATGTAGCTGTAGCTGCTCCGCCTCGTCCGTTTTGCAGGTTCGCAGTCACAGCAGATGCAAGCGCACGGTAGTAGGGATACTTGCCCTGGTGGGAGATGATGCCACCACGCACGGGCTGACCAATCGAGCGAGTCTTGATGTGCGAGCCGATGCCAGCAGATGCTACAGTCATCATATAAGCAATGTGGTCGCCGGTAGCGAGGCTCTTAGCATCGTCATCAGCTTCGAACAGACAGCAGGAGATATAGCCGCCATTATCGGTACCAGCATTGACCAGATACGGTGTCGGAAGATTGATCTTGTTCTGGCTAAAGGCATCGTAATAGAGCTTCACAAACGCAAGGCTATTGAGCTGGTCTTCGTTCATAGCAAGTGCCATAGCTACGCGCATATAGGTCAGCTGTGGCGTCTCGTAAGCAATGCTCGCAACACGATCTTGCAAGCAGTACTTGTCTCGGAATTGCTGGTGCTGATACTGAGCGTAGTCGAAGTCTCGATTGTGATCGATCATGTGCTCGATGGTATCGTACTGATCGCCTTGAGCATAGGACTTGTAGAACTCCTTGCTGATGAGGCCTTTTTCTGCAAGCTGCTTGTGGACCGATGCAATGCTCGGCGGATTCATCGAGCCAAAGGATTGCTTGCGCTGCATGATGGCATAGAGGCGGCCAGCCATTCGACTGTACTGCCAGCTACGCATAGCGAGGCATTCGTCGATGAGCATCTTCTGCAGAGCTTCGCTGGTGCATTCTTCTGGGAGCTTGCTTGTGGCATTCAGGACGATGGTGGGCCAATCGACTCGAGGAAGATTGGTAGCAGCCCATTCGCCCCAGCCGTTTACCTTCTCGGGCATGAATGGTTGCTTGTTGCCATCGCGCTTTATAATGGTTTTGATCATTGGTATTTCCTGATTGTTGTAGTTAAGATAGGCTGGGAATCGAACATCAGCAGCATTCGCTTCGCTGCGGCGAGTCGAATGGATGCGACGAATCTATCGCATGAGATGATGTAGCGGTTATCGCCCATATAGAGCAAGCAGCCACAGGAGCAGCATAGCTTGCCATCTTTGAGCTGCAAAATGCAATCGAGGAGGCGTTGCACCTCCTCCTTCGTGATATTCACCGCTTGATGAATAGTAAGGATTTCGATCATCGAAACTCCTCGATTTCGATGCTTCTCATGATTTCTTCAGCGGATAGATGAGTCTCGAATGCACCGATAACCTTGCCATCGAGCTTGATTAGCTTCGTCGTGGTGATGTCTTCGATGGTGCATACAGCAGCGAACATCGAGCACATACAAAGCACCGTGTTGGCTTCGTCGAGCCTATGGACTGTCAGGTCCTTGAGCTTCATATCTTCTCGAGCTCGGATGCAATGGCTATCGACAATAACAGCATTGTTGAGCTCGTGTTCTGCTGTGTCGATAGTTGTGCCATGCTGGCGCTGCAAGAGCTTGATAACTTTGAGTCGTTTCATTCTTCTTCTCCTACGTATCGATTCCACTTGCCTACTGGGCATTGCGTGATAGCAACCTTGACTTTGGCTGATATCACACATCCGCATTTCGCACAAAGACCGATGCGAGTTCTGTGCTCGCAGCTGTTGCAGAGCAGTCGTCTCGCATCGGCTATGTGCTGAGGCACTAAGAGATTCATTGCCCGAAGATCTTGCTGTATGCCGTCTCTTGGCGCTCGGCTTGCTCTTCGAGTGTTTTCTTGTTGTCCTTGTATCGAGTGTTAAATGCCCAGCGAACGGCAGGCTTCTCATCCTGCAAGATGTTAGCGGCAGTCTCGATGCAGGCTTGCTGCTGTTCTCTCAAGGCTTCGATTTTCTCCTGAGCGACTGCCCATTCGTTGTAGATATCAATGGCTTGTTGATTCATGTTATTGGTCTCCATAGAGTTGTTGGTGAAGGAACTGCATGATCACGGCATCTTTCGCCGCATCATGTAGCGGATCATGATACACGAAGCCCGGAAGAAGGCTTTCGTCTATCGGAAAGGTACCGCTGGTCGAGCCAGCGAGAGTATCAACGAAAGTTCGAATGTCTCGAACCTTCCAGTAGTTCAGGTTCGGCGTGCCTCCGTTATTATCGCACTGATATTCGATCTTCGGGAAGTCGAAAGCAGCGCCACGGCTCCAGATCAGGTCTTTCTCGAAGTCGTACTTGTTGTGGAAGGTCAGCCACTGGTTGAGTGCTGCTAGTGCTTGGAACATCTTGCGATCAGCAATACACGGACTGAGGACCTTCTTGGCTTCGTCGGATTGCTTCTTCCACCATGCCATCGTGTCTTCTTCGGTCTTGCCACCAGCAGCGAGCTGCTCGCGCACGTCGCACTTGACGTAAAATCCGGATTTGATGAGATCTTCGAATGTCTTGGGATGCTCGTAGTCGAAGCATACAGCACCGATAGAGAGGATGACTGCGCTGCGTGGCTTGACTGCTAGCGTTTCGATGTCAAAAATGAAGTTTTTCATAGGGTTATAACCACCTAAGGATTGAACTGGCTTTATCGATAGCAACACGAAGCTCGAGTTTCTCTTTCGCAGATTTCGCTTTGCTCAGAGCATCCATCGCTTGCTCTCGTGCTTGATGCAAGTACTCGATAGCGATCTTGCTTGCATCCTTGAAGCTAGTAGCATCTTGGCAATCGGTGCCATTATAGACTCGGATGCGGTCAGGAAGATACTCGTAGCGGATATCCTTGCTAACCTCATAGAATGGATGCTCGATGCTCGCTTGCAAGCCAGCAAGTTCATCTAGCTGCTCGTGTAGCTGCTCATCGTATGATTCGACGTCGCTAACGATAGCTAGAGCAGTATTGATATCATGCTGCATCTGATGGGTGATGTCACGAAGCATATTAGCTGCTTCATCGAATCTGCTAGTAATGTACTCGATGACCATCCCAGTATGGTACATCAGTCTGATGCGCATCTTATCATCGATGGTATCGAGCACGATCTGATCATCGACTAGCTTTTGGTTGTTGAAGGTGTATAGCATGGTTCAGTATCCTAATCTCTGGTGGATTTTTAGCCGAAGGGACCCGATGCGATCGAGCTGGTCTTGAGCTTCGTCTGCTTCATTCATATCTTTCGACATCGTCTTGGCGGTATAGTAATCTTCAAGCAGCATCAGCTTCTCGAGCAATGCGCTAGCAATCGTGGTAGCATCGTGCTCCTCGGTAATCACGCGATCTTCATCCGGGCGATGATAATGGAGGAAGATCTTGTTGCCCTCATAGGAGAGGCTAACGCATGGGAAGTGCTCGAATGGATGCTCGAACGAGTCGATGTACGACTGGCATAGTTCTGGATGTAGCTTTAGCCAATCCTTCGCTTCATCCGAATCTCCAGCTGCAATCGAAAATTCGTCGATTTCTTCTTGCAGGAGCGATTTGATGGTGCTGACTGCTTGCTCGGCTGTGAGGCGATGATACTCGTCGATTTGGTCTGGGCTTTTGACCTTACTGTGCTCGATACTGAACAGGTCTGCAATGCGCTTGATGATGAGACCGATGTCGTAGTAGATGATAGCTTTGTCGCTAGGGAAGAGAAACATGGCTTGTGGCTCCTTTTAGATTGAGTTGAGGAAGGCTTGGCAAGCGGCAGCATGCTGACCTAGCCAGTCTTCCACTTCTTCGGAATCACCATCTTGCGGAACGCATTCTTCAATTTCAGCAGCCAGCAGAGACTTAATGATGGCTATCGCAGCTTTTGCAGTCGATGCGCGGTATTCGTTGATGATATCCATATTATTCATCGGGCTATGCTCGATGAGGAAACCGCCAGTTTTGTAGTGATGAATTTTGATGCAGACCATCGAGTGGTTGATGGATTCGCCGATTGCAGGTAAAATGCTCATGTTTATGCTCCTATCCAAGAGTTAAGGTTTATAGCGTTATCAGCGCGCCGTTGCTTTGCTGATGGGCTGCATTATAGCGGATTCTGCCTTATTTGCAAGCGATTTCGCATGAAATCAGCAAGAAATCTTGAGTTTTTCGTTGAAATCTATGCGAATTTCAATAAAAAATGCCCATCTTGCCGGATGGGCAAACATGACTTCTAGTCAGGAGGTGTGTTCTGGTATTTACTGCTGATTCAGCCATGCTTCGTATGAAGCAAGGGCATCGCTAGCAGCGCTGCTATCGGAGCTAGTCTCGGGTTCGGGCTTGGGTTCGGGCTTCGGAGCTTCCGGTTCTTTCTTCAGCTCACTCGAACCACTCCACGGAAGGTCATCGTCTCCTTCATCCCATGCAGCATCGACATCGGGACCAGCAGGCAGCTCGGGCTTCGTTTCTTTTTGCTGCTCTGGAGCTTGGTAACCACCTTCGCCAGTAACCAGAGCGAAGCGCTTGCTAAGCTCATCGTAGGTCTTGTAATTCTCGGGAGATACGAACGGCTGCAATTTGTGAAGCTGACCGTAGATCTGCTCGAGCTTGCTGTCATCTGCCAGAGGTCCAGCAGTCAGGAATTTTGACTTATCGTAGCTTCGCATGCTATCGGTGTTATTATACGCGCGAAGCTGGAAGTTCGCTCCTTCCCAGAAGTCAAATACGTTGCACGGTGTTTCGTCAGCAAATTGCGGGTCGATCTGACCCATGATCATCTCGAGGATTTTCTGGCCGAATTTGAAGAGGAAGACCTTGCCGTTATTGTCCTTGTTGCTCGGGTCATCAACTACGTAGATGTTAGCGATGTATTGCTTCTGGCGCTTGCGAGCTGATGCAATTTTCTTGTTGGCTTCGACTCCAGACTCCCAATACTTGTTATTTGATTCGCAGACGACGCATGGAGTTCCGGAACCAAGGCTAGTCGGACAGTTCTCGATGAACCACTTACCGGATTTGGGATTCTTGAAGGCGTGATGATAGACTAGCACATAGGGCATCGGTTCGCCTTCCGGTGGTGGCATGAAGCGGATGACAGCAGAGCCGATACCATTCTTATCGACACTGAGCTTCCAGAAGCGGTCATCGTTGTAGTTGCCCTTGTTCTGCTCTTCTTTCATCTTGTCGCGCAGAGCTGCGAAGTTTCCGCTTTGACGTTTGAGATTTGCAAATGACATGATATGTATTTCCTATTGTAGTAGCCCTTGATGCAGCAATTCTAGCTGTTCTCGGCTTAGGTTGAGGAGGAGCGAATACTTGCGTATCCGCAGTCTATTAAGCTCCCATAGCGGACTCAGTGATGACTGGTCGCTATACGGAGCTATCAAGTCCAGGGCAGCAAGTGCCTCAAGACTCAATCCGTTATCGAGCGCGAGGTAGTAGATACCCGGCGCCACGCCGTCAGCTATAGAGCACAGCTGATTCAGCGATTGGTGCGATTGTAGCATATTTTGGTAGATGATGCCAAAATCTTTCTGCAGGGTCGACTGAAGTGTCGAAAGCGTCCTGATGCGTGCATTATGGAAATCCTGGCACTCGTCGGGCATATCGACGCACTGAACTATGCTCAAGCTGCTATCGTAGAGCATCGTGCTGATGATGCGTTGCTGCATCTCTCGCTTGCCCTGCTCTGATAGCTTGTAGAAGTAGTACTGGTCCTTGCGCTTGCGAAAGGAATGCAAGTCGATTCTTCCGAGGCTCTTAGCATTCAGATTCCACACGAAATTAGCTTGCGTGAAATGCTGCTTCAGACCAAGGTAATGGATGAAGGTCTGGAATGCTCGGTACTCAGGAGAAGAAGGACTCGATGCTTGCTGACTGCTTCTTAGTATACGATGGTCGTAGCTTGCGTGCATTGAGAGCCTCGTTGCGTAGTTTCTGTAGGGCGACTTCGTCAAGCTGCTCGATAGCATCTTCGATGTCGATTTCGTTGCGGTCGCAGAAGTCGAGCAGGGCATCGTAGAAGGTGATGCCCTTGCTGTCTGCGTAGTCCTGGACCTGCTCGTGGAAGCCAGTCTCGCTGGTGATCTTGTTCAGTCGCATCACCACTTCCGATTATTGTTGACTGCATTGGGCTGCGACATAATGCGGTCTATCATGCCGCTGAACTCCGGATTTCTGTTCCTTCTCTCGAACTGAGCGAGGCCACCGGTGATGATCTGCCCTGTCGGGCTTCTGATGAAGTTCGATGCGTTGCACTTCGGGCATTTCCACATATTCGACCACTTCATCTGCGCTTCGGTTAGCTCGACATCATGCTGGCATTCGGTACACTGTGCTTTGATCATTGCATGACTCCCATGACTCGGTGGCTAACCAGGTATTGCATATAGCTCGAAGCATCTGCCTTCTGGGCATCGTACGAAGCGATGATAGATGCTGCTATCGGTGCTGGTATACAATCGAAGTCGATAAGCTGTGCATTGAGGTGATATCTTGCCTGCTGTGCTTCGGTTAGCACATCTTGCGGATTCGGCGCTGCTAGGATAGCAGCTTTGAGCTTAGAGGTCAGCAGCTTCTGTCTCTTGCCGTCTGTTACGAGCGCGTCTTCATCTGAGCAGATGTTTGGGATGCCATCGCCGCTATCGCCCTGCGCGATATGGAGTCGAATGTGGTAATCCTCGCCCTTGTGATACTTGCCCGTGATGATGGAGTAGACTTCGATGCTCTTATGGAAGGCTTTCAATTGAATGAAGTCCTTGTCTGTCGATACCACGCATACCGGCTGCGAAGATGCAAAGCGCTTCGCCAAGATAGCTACGATATCATCAGCCTCAGCATGACTAGCTTCGACTACCTTGTAGGGCGTATGCTGCTTGAACTCATCCAGGAGGATTTTGATGGATTGGAAGTACGATGCGAAGTCGAAATCGCTATCATCACGTAGCTTCTTGCGTGCTGCTTTGTAGTGGCTGAAGATGGCTTTGCGCCAGTATCCATCGTCGCAGTCGATAGCAAGCACAACTTCGTCACCATACCGTGCTCTCAGAGCTTGATGGGTATCATGCAGGCGCTTGATCAGCAGCTTGCGAAGGCAGGCTAAGTCTGGTGTGACTTTATAGTCTCGGAAGAAGCCCATCGCGCTGATGATGCTGAAGTTGCTGAAGTCAACGAGCATCATAGCATCACCAGTATGGAGTTTGATAGGCGAATGAACTGATTGCACTCCTGGTGCATCAGCATCGTGAAGCGCGGTATTTCAATGAATCTATCAGCGATGTCTTGGTAGCTAAGGCTATCGACATCGATATCAGGATAGGCGATGACTATCGCCCCGCACGCTTCGGGCGATAGCTGGTAATTCGATTTTTGCTGCAAGAGAAGTGCGGCGTCAAGTAGGGTCATTTCATGGGCTCCATGTTAATTTCAGAGCCAGCAATATAGCGGATTATCGCGCTAATTGCAAGCGAGCCTTGAGTCTGCCGTAGGTGTGGCTATCGAGATAGTCAGCTATCTGATCAAGTGACCATCCATTCTGTGCGGCTTCGTTTAGGTCCTTGAATGGGAAGTCATCATCGAAGAGACAGACATCGTGTCCTTCTTCGATGCGATGCAAGAGCTGGTTCTTGATGTGCTGGTTCTTCTTGTAGTCAGCATCGTAGATGAATCTTGCTCGTATGCCTCGCTCTTTCAGGAACTGAGCATGATGCTTGTTCGGTGGACCGCCACAGGCGATAGCATTCTCGACGAAGCAAGCATCGAATGGTCCTTCCAGCACGCTAACGCGCTCGCCATGATTGCAGTCATCGAAGCCGAAGAGCATCAGGTTCTTGTGAAGCTCGAAGGTCGTATATCGCCTCTGAGAGTCATCGATAGCTCGGCATTGCAGGTGGCACAGCTTACCATCTATCATGTAGGGTATGCCCACAGCTTCGATGTCCGGAAGGTCAAGTCCTTCGTACTTGCTGATAGTATGACCGAATGCTCGGACTGATGATACGTGCAAGAAGCGATGGATGGCGTGGTCGAGATTACGACCAAGCAGATAGTCCAGCGTAGCATCGCCTTCTCTCAGTGGTCTGATGGGCATAACAGATGGCTTGCGGAATGTGAGTCTTTCGACAGCGCTATCATCTATCGCAGGTGCTTCCTTGCTCGGTCTGACTGTCTCGATTAGCATCTGCTTGTATAGCAGCGGACTGAGTAACTTCACCATATATGACAGCGGATACGCTGCGTTGCAGTTGTGGCATTTGTACAAGATATCGCCCTTATAGACGAAGAAGTAGCCACGCATCTTCTGTGTGCTATGCTGGCTATCGCCACATATCGGACAGCGACAGTTCCAGACCTGCTGATTGGTCTGGTGAAAGCCCTTGAGCTGGGAAGCTAGCAAGAGCAGATACTTGCGCTGACTGATGTAGTCCATCGTTTAGTGAATCTTCGATGCTGCCGCGTTCATGACTCGTGCTAGCGCATTGCAGATGGCTTGTTCTTCATCAGTAAGCTGGTCAACATCGCTATCAGCATCGAGACGTTCGGTGATGTATACGAAAGACTTGAAGGCATGGGATAGCGGAGCATCGAGTTCTTCGTCTTCGACACATGCAAGCAAGCACATGATGATGCAGAGCACGGAATCAACGTCGCAGTACTCGGGCACGACTACATGCGTGATATCAATCTCTCGTATGATGATGAAGCGAAGGATGGGAATGAGATCTTCTTCGCAGCTGACGATCATAGCGATGCCGTCTTCGGTTTCGTTGTAAGCCCAGGTGTCGAGCTCGGTGTCGATTTTGAGGATGTTCTGACTTTCCAAAGGTGGGTTCCTTTCCGGGTTAGATTTTGGAGAGTCGCATTATAAGCTAAATACAATCAAGCAGCAAGAGCATTTGGCGGTGCTGATGCTGCATCTCCTCGGGAACATGGTTTTTGAATGTGGGGAACTGAAAGAGGCTCTTGCTCGGTCGGAAACGACCGGGCTTTTTTATTTGCGTGCGAGGCGAGAGAAGGAATGTCGCCCGATCTTGATGGTAGGCTCGGTGCCTCTGTGATGATGCTTCGAAGCTAGGAAGAAGTGGCTTCCGTGAGTATTGTCGAGTCTTCTGTGAGCCAGATGCTGCTTGTAGATCTTAGCAGCGACCTGGATGCTAGCTCGCCACGCTTGCTTGTCGGTGATGCGCGGCTTGCTCCTCGTCCATGAGAACTGCCCACGCTGATAGACCACGCGACAGATAGCATTGGGCCATCTGCTGTGCTCGACTCGATTGAGTACCACATTAGCGACGGCGATCTTGCCAGCTTGGCTTTCGCCTCGTGCTTCGTGGTATATGGTCTCAGCGAGGCAGTTCAGGTCCTTTTGCATCTGTGTGAGCTTCAGCTGAATCGCTAAGACCAATGCTTGTATGCTCATATTGCATATTTACGCGAGCTCAGATGCCAAGCTCATCTTCAGTCAGCACGATAAACTCGAATCCATTCTGTCTGCACCAGTCCCTAGCTGCATCCCATTTGTCCTGGTTGGTCTGGAAAGTCTTGCATTCTTCGATGTATCGAGCCTCAGCCTTGGCAGTCTTGCGCTTCGGTGGATTCGGTGGCATCGTCTGCTCTTTGGGCTTGATTTCTATCGCTAGCTTTCTGACTGAACCATCCTTGGTCTTGAGCTTCACGAAGAAGTCGATGTAGTAGCGATGCGGTCTGCCGTCTATCGAGCTTATGTAGCCGATAGGCATGCCTTCGCTGTTCCATGCTAGGACAGCTGGATTGTTATCGCACCAGATAGCAAACCTGCGCTCCCAGCTACTGCGCATCGTGATAGCATCAGCATTGCCGATATACTTCCCTCGGTTCTTGATGCGGTATGGTCGTGGTTTCGGGAATCGTCTAGCCATCTTCGCCTTTCCGGTCAGCATCGAGGAACTGTAGCATCCCTTCCTTATCGATAGTATGAGTCACACCATCGATGCCGTCGATATGAAGCTGCGTGGTAACTTCGCGCAGGTAGGCCATCTTGATCTCGCTTTGCTTCTTCTCTGCCACGATGCGATTCTGATACGACCAGAAGATGGTCTGGGTGAAGAAGCCGTAGGGATTAGGACTGCCCGACTTGGTCACCGCATAGGGATTGTACTTCCTGATAGCAGAGCATGCGGCGACGATGCCATCTCCTATCATCTCCTCCTTCCATGTGTAGTTGCGGAAGTTGTAGCGATTAGCAAGGCCATATGCTATCTGCATGATAGCTTTGCCAATGTAGTCGCTCGGTCTCGGGATGGGCTTGCCCTGCTCTTCTGCTTCTGTGCACTGTGCTTGATAGTCAATCAGAGCTTGGTTTAGCTCATCCTTGACGATGTAGTTACTCATAGGTCGTGTTCCTTTATCTTGTATCTGAACTGCTCTCGGTCGTAGATCTTCATGCGTTCTATCATGTGGCGATAGGTGTGGTTCTTGCTCTTGCGCTTCGGAGCAAGATCATCAGCGATATCGATTAGCATCGCCTGGCTCTTGCCGTGGTTCTTTCGCAGTACTCGGCCTATCGATTGCAGCGTGCGGATTTGGCTCTTGGTTGGATGAGCAAGCATCAGATAGCTGATGTTTGGTGCATTGATACCCACCTGGAAGGTACCATAGCTAGCAAAGAGCATGATGTTGTTCTGCTTCGCTATCTTCGCTCGTATGGCTTCTCTTTCTTGGACTGGTGTCTCGCCACTTATGTAGTAGCATTCCTTCTTGTCCTGGTAGAGCTTTGCCATCTCGAATAGCTTCTTGCCGTGGTCGATGTAGTTGAAGAGGACTAGGATGTTGCCATCTGCGTTTGCAGCTTGGTCAATGATAAAATGGTTGCGCTCCGTGCATTCAGCAAGCCACTTGACTTCGTCTTGGTAGTCGGTCATCTTATGAGCTTTGCTGTGCTTCAGCACGTGGATGGTTGTTTCGAGTGGTGTCAGCTTGCCATCGTTCATCAGCTCTTTCGTTGTTCGAGTCTCTACGATAGGACCAAACAGAGAGCGAAGCTGCATCTCATGGCATTTTGAGCCGTCGAGCGTACCAGTCAATCCGATGCGGATCTTAGCGGTATCGCGTAGCTTCTCAACGATGCCGGTGATGCTCTTGCCGTCTGCCATATGGGCTTCATCGCAGATATAAGCATCGAACTGATCGAAGTAGTCTTTCTCCTTCTTATACACGCCCTGCCACGTCGATACGATGATACGAGTACCGAGATGGGCTTTCATGGGAGCATGGTACTCGACCATATCCTTTTGTACCTGCTCGACCAGCTGCTTTGATGGAACTGTGATCAGAGCCTTGTAATCGGTATTGCTCATCAAGAAAGACAGGATGCTATGCAGGATCAAGCTCTTGCCCGAGCCGGTAGGGCTCTTGATCAGTACCTTGTTCAGCCTGATCGCCTTCTTAGCTGCATCGAGCTGGTAGTCGTAGGGCTTCATGCTGCTATACTGCTCCCAGTCATCAAACCAAGCATCAGCATTATCGAAGCGATGGATGATGTCATCAGCAAGCTCGATCGAGCAGTAGTTGCTTCGGCACCACTGTATCATCTGAGGAAGCAGACCCTGACTGATGGTGCGAGTCTTGCAGTCGAGCAAGCATATCGTACCATCCCACTGCCCGTATTTGTAGGCTGGCATGAACTTGTAGCCTTGTGGTTTGTACGTAAAGGCAGCACGCATCTCCATCAGAAGCGAAAGCTCCGACTCGATGCGGAGCTTGTATTCGTTGAGCTTGTGTAGTCTGAAGTCTGCCATATCACATCCCCGCCTGGAACTTCTGGAACTCTATTGCATTGCGGATGTTGAATGACCGCTGGCTCAGATCCTTGATGAAAAGCTCGATGCTATCGCATATTGCTTTTGCTTCGTGCAGGGCATCCTTCGCTTCTTGGTAGGCATCATCCGCATTCAAGAACAGAGGCAGGTCAGTCTTGAGTGGCTTCAGCTGCATGGGTTCTTCCTTATAATGCGCATCGCTCATCTTGCCGGTGTAGTGCAAGGTACGCTCCTTGAGCACATCATCGTGATGCTTCTGAGCTACACGGAGATTGCGACCAGCATCAGCAAGGAGGGCAATCCACTTCGCCTGCAGGCTGCTGATAGCGATGCTTGCATCGTCGAGTTTCGACTTGTTGATGGTGCTATCTTCAGCGATAGCTTTCAGGATATCATCTAGGCTCATGATTTCTCGATCCGGTAGTGGCTATACTCAAAGAGGATGCTGCTAATCAGCACATCTTCGTCATTGAGCGTGCTATCCATGTTCATAGCACCAACCTCGGTCGGGAAAGCATTATAGAAGGTAGCTACCAGGCCCGAGGTCTTGTTGCGTGTCATCATATGGAGCTTGATGTCCTTGCATCGTGACCACTGCCCGTTCTTGTCCTTGTTGGCGATCATCCAGTCCATCAGCGCGATGATGTTCTTGTAATCCTCGCTTACGATGATGTCCATGCTAAGCGGGTCATACTCAACCGTATCGCCCGGCACGCGGAGCGGATTGTTTACGTAGTTGCCCACAACAGCATTCTGCCGGAATCCCGGTAGCATCGTGCGCTGGACGAAGAAATCGACTTCCTCGTAGTCTGGTATCACCAGCTTGTAGTTGCTGCTGGTTGCAGCGTTCTTGTTCGTTACGGTCATGTTGAAGCTCCTTACAGATCCATTTTTGTGCGTGCTGTCTTGGCGATCTTGAACAGCTGGCGTACTAATCCATCGTCTTGGTATGTAGCTTTGATGGCTTGCTGACTGAGTAGCAGAGCATCGACTTGCTGCCATAGCTCTTTGTGCGCTATGGGCTTGCTATCAGCCTTCTTCCATCCATTATTGCGCCAGACGAGCAGGTACTTACCCAGCCCATCGATGATGTAGGCGTTGTTCGAGATGATTTCGACTTCGCTCCCTACTGGTACCTCCAGCAAGCATCGTATAATGCCCGTGAGCAGAGCTTCGTTCATCGTGATACCAGGCTCCCAGTCAGATAGCTCGCCCATCGTCTCGAAGCCCTCGCTGATAGATGCAGCCCATCCGGTCGCTACGCTCGACTTGAGCGCTGATGCTGCTATCGTTATTCTGAAATGTCTTGGCTCGTGTATTGTCATGGTTGTTTTCTCGGTGGTGTTGGTTGAAAGCTGCATTATAGCATGAAAAGCCATCTTCTAAAAGCATCAAAACCATGCAGCATTTGCATCCTTACCCTATACAATCATGCTCTCAAATGGAGATCGCCGCTTAGAAGGCGCTCTACGCGGTTCTAGAGCTATAGATGCTCCAATGCAACCAAGCAGCAAAAGACGCCGAGAATCGCCTAGATTTTTACCGACCGCCAGGGTCAGTAGCACTCGCCATGCGAGATTTAGTCGTTTTTGATTTTATTCAATGTTTTCAATGATTTAAGAAAATCCGAGTATCAAAAATTTAGCTGAAATTCTATAATGAAATCAACGCCTTACAAATTTTTCGAGAAAATCGGTATCCATTTTAAGAAAAGCCAGGACCATAGAAACCGCTACCATCTGATGCTCTGGTCTTTGGTGGATACAAGCGACAGTAGCAAACCATCAAGACCCGCATGGATTCCATGCTCGAGGTATACGATGGTACATCTCAGCATGCGATCGCTGCTTAGAGCGCGATTGATGCGGTTCTAGCGCTATGAATGCTACGGATGGCTATCATGCTGTTTTGCTGCTCTTCGATGGCGATAGCAATCCATCGAGCGAACCGCGAGCATCGAGCTCAAATGCAAGCAACGAAAGACCATCATCTCCGATGCGATAGCAAGAAGCAACCAAACCATCGAATCGCAAGATTTCGCAGTCAACCCTATACAATCATGCTCGGAGCATACGATCGCCGCTTAGAAGGCGTTCTGCGCGGTTCTCGAGCTATAGATGCAGCTGATGCGCATCCCATGGTTTGATGTAAGCGCAGATGCACCATGCAAAGCAGGAAGCAAGCCCATGCAAGCGATGCTATGGATGGCTATCCCATGGTTTGATGCGGTTTGATGCGATAGCAAGCCCATGAAACCCACCAGAACCAGCCAAAAGCCATCATGCAAACCACCAAATCAGTCGAAAAGCCACGTAGATTGTGAGCTCTCGCCACCTTAATGAAGTTTAATAAATCTCCGCTTGCGCCATCTATGAAGTTGGCTTAGAATGCGATATAATCCCTCAAACTAGGCTCATGACGAAAATTTCTGATACTAAATTTTTCTCAATGGGCTACGTCCGAACGATATGCTATCTGATGTAACGCATGCGAGAAGAAATTTCCACCAGGACGGTGAATCGAAAGAGTGCTGAGCGAAGCGAAGCGCTCTTCGCATTCAGATGCTGAGCGAAGCGAAGCAGATGAATGCACGTCTGCAAGACGTGTAAAAAAAAA